TCACGGAATCGGTAATCCGCGGAAACATATCCGAACTTAGGCGGTAGAGTTGTATGTTATTTTGTGTATTCCATTCTAGTATGGTTTTCAAATCGGTTAGATTTTTCAAAACAAGTTCTTTGGCTTTTGGTAAACTATAGGTTCGTGCGATCAGAGTGCGTGAACAAAAGATATCTTTTTTCCGAAGTGTGTTGTTGATACAACAAAGACCCAGTCTAATTGTCGCCGGATTGTCGTCACTTTGGTAGATGAAGCATCTGTCTCGCCGTATGTATTGACACATCAAAAATGAAAGTAGTCTATATTTTGATTAAAAAAATCAAAATATAAATTAATGTGCATACTTGTAATCGAAAAACTTTTGTAAGAATCGGTCTTTCATCTCGGGAGTGAAATTGCCGGTATCCTCGTTTGTAAGTCTGTTAAATGTAAGAAATACATCTTCTTCTCTTTCCATAGTGTTGTTGAACGCACTAATCCACTGATTCATAAATACTCTATTGTTAAAATACCTATTTAAATTTGGAAACATATCAGAACCCATGCGAAAAGTAATATGTTTGACATGAAGATGACAATTTAAACTTTTTCTACATCTTTTACCTTTTAATGTTTTAGCATTACATCTATTCCTGTCCATTTATATAAATAAATAAATTTATATTTTATATTTTATATTTTATATTTTATATTTTATATTTTATATTTTATATTTTATATTTTATATTTTAAATCCAAAATTTATCAGTTCTTTATGAACATATGATTCTAAATCATTGTGTTTTACAGAGTAAGGAACTTCTATTAACTTTATACCATTTTCCCGACATTTTGTTCTTTTCATTTCATCTCTGTATTTCTGATTCAAAAAAGCTTCTTTATTTTTATGAAAGTAGGGAACATACTTATAGTGTTGAACTCCGTTATATTCAAGTGCTAAGCGTAGTTCTGGATTAAAACAATCAAGTTCTAAATTAAAATCACCTCCAGTAACAGGATTTCTTAGAAAATCTGGTCTGGCTTTTGCGAATCTTCTTCTTGTAATTCTTTCTAAATAATTTCTACATATTACTTCACCTTTACTATCTTTTGGTTTAGAACTCGAATTAGAATTATTACAGCGTATATTTACATTCGACCCTCCATAAGGATAAAAATAAGTTTTAGAGTAAGTTCCTTTCTTGCCTAGTCTAAAAAGTGCGTAGATAATTATGAATAATATGCTTAAACTAAATAATATTTCGAAACCGCGGTCTTCCCAGTATTCAGTAAAACGACGAAACATTTATTTATAACCTTTTTTTAATTTTAAAAAAAAGGTTTATGATTCCATCCTAGTTCTTCAAAAAGTTCTTTAAACACATCATCGTGAAATGCTTTTCTATCAATAGTTTTAAGAATATTGAATTCATCTTTTCTACACGGATATTTATTTTTATTTAGGAGTTGGAAAAAAACATAGTGTATATTCATAAAACTCTTTCTATCAATCTTTTTCTCATATTTAAATTTTTTGATATACAAATTCAAAAGTATATCAAAGTCTGACATTAGTTGATCTTCTATATGTGTAATATCTGGACATTTCACACCTGTTATATTTGAATATATATAATTTGCGTTTTCATATTGCTTGTCATATTCTAATTCTTTCAAGAACAACATAATATGTTCTTTTTTAATCTTTGCGAAACGAATCTCGCGGGGAGTAGATTTATCTCCAACAAGCAAATGATGTTTATCAAATTGGTCTTCCAAATCTTCATATACTTTTTTATCTATCTTACAATTTTGTTTTCCTTGAAACTGATTAATACAATCACGAAAATGTGAACGTCTCTCATATGTATATTTTTGTAATATATTTGTGCGAGATATGTCTTTGAAAGAAAGCGTGTTTATATAAATTTCCTTCTCGTACCCACACTCACAACATATAAAAAATATACCATCAATTGTTGTTTTTTTAGAATTACAATTTTCACATACAATTGGTTTTTTATGTGTATCTTTCTGAACAATATCAATGTTTATATATTTTTTTGCTATAGTCAAAAACTGTTCAATCAACTTTTTTTTCTCTACATTATTTTCTGGAACATTTCCCAGAAAGTTCATTTTAACAGGTGTTTTTAATAGCTTCTTATAACTTTCAATAATGGCTATAGTTTCGGTTGTGTAAAAATTATAATTCTGCTCTGTTTCGATATTTTCAATTAATTTTTTGTATTCTTTAACACTTTCATTAAGTCTGTGTTTTATATTATCTTCTAATTTCTCGTTTTCTAATAATTTTTTTATGTCATCTATTTTTGAGACATATACAGGCAATCTTTTATTTTCATCTTCAAAGTGCCTTTGTATTTTTGTATCCATTGTTATTATATCCACATCATCCATAAGTATTTAAAAAAACTAAATGTTATTTTTTAAATTTATAAAAATTTAAAAAATTTTTAATTTCTCTCACTATAATAAATGTCTATCAATCAATCTGTTACTCCTGGATTTATCGATTTAGCTACTTTCGATGAGTTGGAAAAGTACCTATATGGTGGCCCAGATGCCACAACTTACTTTGTCGCTCTAGTTAAAACGTCTACTTGGTTTACTTTAATTCCCACCATTCTCACCAAGAATATGGGTCAAGCTGATTTCGGCCAAGAATGGGCTGCTTCTATCTCCCGTGCCGGTGATTACCTAGTTCACACGTGGCTTCGTGGAAATGTTCCCAGTGTATCTGTCACTCAGTCGCTTGCTGGACAGGGTGCTACAATCCGCTGGACTCATAACTTTGCCCACAATTTGATCCGCGAAGCTGCCGTAACCTTCAACGATTTAGTCGCTGCTCGTTTTGACAGTTATTACCTAGATTTCTGGGCGGCCTTTACTGTACCTGCTTCCAAGCAAGTTGGTTATAACAACATGATCGGAAACACCCCTGATCAATACGTTGCATCGGCATCCCTTCCTGCTTTCACCTTTAACTTACCTCTTCCGTTCTTCTTTGCCAGAGATACCGGAGTGTCTCTCCCGACTGCGGCTCTTCCCTACAATGAGATGAGAATCCAGATCAACACCCGTGACTGGACTGAACTTCTTGTTATCTACGGCAACGGAGGATCTCCTCCGGTTCCCACTCTTTCTGGAAGAGCTCCCCAGTCTGGTGAAGTTACGGTTACTGGCTCGTCGAACAGCCCCCACATCGGATACATGAATGTTTGGGCCGAATATGCAATCGTTTCCAACGATGAACGTAAGCGTATGGGTTGTGCTCCTCGTGATATCCTAATTGAGCAGGTCCAGACCGCTCCCCGTGTCACTTTCAACATTGGTGCACAAAGTGCCGCTTCGACTGATATCCGCTTTTCGCACGCTGTCAAGGCTCTTCTCTTCGCTGTTCGCAACACCACCGTTAAATCGGACTGGTCTAACTACACGGTTGGCAATCTCGCTTCTAACGGAGCATCGGCCACTCCCGTTGACCCCGTTAGCAACGCTTCTCTACTATACGAGAATACTCAGCGTCTCGCCGGTTTACCTGCTGATTACTACTCACTTGTTGAACCCTGGTACAAGGCCCCCACCATCCCGGAGGCCACTGGATACCACATGTACTCGTATTCTATCAACATGTACGATATCAACCCTATGGGATCCACTAACTACGGCAAACTTACCAACGTTACCCTCGACCTTGCCTCCAACAACATCACTCTCCCCACTGACTCCAACAAGATCAGCTACAGCTACGAAAGTGTTATCTGTGCCATCAATCACAACGTTATCCGTATCTCGGGTGGTGCACTTGGTTTTCCAGTGCTTTAAACGCGCTCGGATTCCCCACTATGTTATTTGTGGGAATATTTTTATTTTCAAATTTTTGTTTTGTAATACAAAACAAAAATAAAAACGAATTTTTTGACCGGTACAAAAATTTAAAAAATGAATACCAGTTTATTTACTCCTGAAAATAACATTATCTATGAGAAAGATTCTGATATTAAATCAGAATGTCAAATTCAAATGTGGAAATCAACATAATCACGAAAGACCGTGAACAGAAATACAAGGAAAGATCTAAAGCTCGTGAAGTTGAAAGACTTGGATATGGAACCTTTCCAAGTGTTAAAAAAGCTGCAAAAGAATTACATTATGGTGAATCTATTATCAAAAAAATGTGTGAAACAAATGGAAAGGATAAGGACGGATTTGAGTGGCGTTTTAAAAACTAAATTGACTTTTTAAAATATCTTTTGTGTTTAAAAGATATTTCTGCGCAATGCCTCTCGAAAAAGTGCTTGAAGCCGAAAACGCATTTCTTGGTGTATGTCATCTGGAGAATCCCGAGCTTCTGGAAAAATGCGTCGAAGAAGTTTCTGGAAAACTTTTGAAGAATCCTCAAATTATGATCTATGGAAAGGTTGCTTTTCAACATCGAAGTATTGGTTTTTTCTCTAACGAATCGGAGGGGTATCGTTATTCCGGACAGTTGGCG